AGATGTTTGTTTGTATCTGTGCTTGGTCAATAACTTTAAGTAAAACTTCATCTTTAGTTATTGGTCTTTGTGTTAAATTATTTTCTGTAAACCCTGATGATTGCTCAAAAAATATTGTAGTCCCATCAACATAATCATAAAAATTAACATCATTTATTGTATAGGCGGTAAATAAAGGATTCATGTCTGTTACCACACCCCATATCTGACCATTTTTAATTACAGGTGCTCCAACAATATATTTTACAGAACCATATAACGCTAAATCAGTTATACTTGACCTAGTCAACCCTGAAATCGTATATGGTATTGTTACATAATTTACTGATGTTTGAGCGGATACTTCATTAACAGCATCACCTGAAAATATATAATCATAACTTACAGGTGTTCCTGCCCAATTACCTCCAGCAGGAATGAAGAATGCCTCCCCATTTGGATTTGTTGGTGTAACCAAACTATACGGTGTAGTGATAGTTTTAGAAACTCTAGTTATACCCCACGGATTTGTTTGCTCTAATGAAATAGTATAAGTTGTATTTGCGGTTGGGTAAGTATGACTCAACGAATTTGGCGCGTAAGTGGTTATTGTTTGTTTTGGTGACCCGTCACCCCAATCTACTTTATATGCGGACAAATCAAGGAACTTTTGAAACTCACTTGATGTGTTATAAATGTTATATACATAAGGATTTGAAGTTGTTGATGAAAATATAAAATTAGCAACAACATCTTTTTGTAATACGGCACCGTCAAATGGACTATAATATCCAACATCAATTGCGGTTTGTCTGATTAATATTGGAACGGTCAATCCTGTCAACAATGAAGTATTATTTGGTCCTGAACTAACTACTTTGGTCATAGCAGAATAAACCCCAACAGTTTGACCTGAGTAGGTATTATTAACATTCTGACCATTAAGATTTACAAGAAATAAATCTCCAAAAATGGTTTCAGGTGATACTATAATTTTATAAAAATCTTCCATTATTTCGGATTAACATATTCGTACCATTTTATGGGTATTGTTGCTCCCGCTCTACCACCCAAGTTACTATAAAATGTTTGTTCTGGGTTCATATTAAAAACTTGATAATTTTGTTTTTCATAATCTAATTCAACCCTATAATAGAAATATTTTGTACTATCAAAAATGAACGTATTTCCTGAAATTGATGATTGTGGCATGTTCATCATTTTAGTAAAATATCCATTTTTTGCATCATAGAACTTAGCGGTCATGAAGAAAGTTTTTATATTTAAAAAGTTTCTCTTTTTCAACCAATAAATAAAAAACCCTTCTTTATCTCCAACATAATCTAAAATAAAATAAGGTTTTTTAATGTTGACGGGGGTTCTTTGCATAATTGCAGGCATTGTTAACCCCTGTTGTGTTGGTATAATAATCGTTATATAATTTGTTTGACGTTTTTCATCTACATTATCATATAAATCCAATTTAAAAAACGAATTTGAAAAATTATTGGTATAATAATATATTTCATCGGTAGTAAAACCTTCAGACATATAATTGTTCCTCCAACTGGTTGTTGCACTTAAAGAACCTCCTGAATAAAAATTAAATTCATATTGAATGTCAGTAACTTCAAAAGCACTATCGGTATAAGGGTCGGTTATCGCAATCGGAGCATGAGCAAATCTTGTTACTTCAAAATCACCATAACCACCAGTAACTTTTTTTATTATATCCACCTCATACTCATCAATACTTTGGTCTAAACCTAAATAGTCCCAAGTTAATTCTATTGGTATTACTAATTCTTGATTAATAAATCCGTCTCTTTTTATTTGTATTTTATTCACATCCATCTATCAAAGGTTTAACAGGGTACGGAACTCCAAGTAATCCAGAGTTGTAGTTTATTCCTTCAGGTACTAATCTAAATTGGGTTGCTTTAAATGGGTATTGAGAAAAATTTAAAAATGGGTAATTAACACCCCTATCTAAATTATCAATAAATCCATAACTATATAAATCTCTCCATCTAAACTGTTGGTCAGAATTTGAAAAATATGCGTAACTTGGAATACCTTCAATAAATTGTAAATCACCTGTTTCAACATAGTCCGAAAATACTCTAATGGTCATTGGAGTATGTGGTTCATAATAAAACCCAGGTGGGTCTGTAGTAGGGTCTTGAGTTATTTGGAATATATTTTGATTATATCTTATCTTTTGATAATATGGTGATACAACCCTTTCCAATTGTTCATAATCATTCCACTCACAAAAATCTCCATCTACGGTATCTCCTGACATTAAATTTTGGTTATAGTAAAATGTTTTTGTAACTCCACTTGTTAAAGTATAACTTGAAGTTAATATCTTAGTGTTTGAGTCTAAATTAGTAGAATCCCACCAAAAGTTAGATGTGTTAGTTAAATTAAACTTCCACCCTTGTTTTATCGCAATACCATTCGTTGGTTTATTAAAATATCCTGTATATCCTTTATTAATTATTGTTAAAAATAATTCACTAACAGGTCGTTTTTGATTATCCAACACATTATTTAAATCTATATCACGAGCAACTGTTATGTTATATGAATTACTACTATTTTTTTGTGAAATTCTAGACACTTGATTTGGAGTTATTGAACTATATTCAAATTTTTTATTCTCATTAAATATATTTTTTTCAAATCCATTTTTTGTGATAATACAATCTTCAAGGTTTGTCAAAATTTTATGTTCTCTAACATAATATTTTGATTTTGTTTCCAAAATATTTTCAGGGTTAATTACCCTTTTAAAAGTACCTCTAACTTTATTTGCAAATGTTAAACCTGTATATCCAACATTATAAATATTAAACACGTATTCATCACTATCAAATAAACCATTACCCAAAGAATAGACTTGAAACAAATTTATCCCGTTATAGTTAAAGGATAATTCCACATATTCTCCAACACTCAATCCATGTGGTGATATACATTGAAACGCTATCACGTTATTACCATTTTGAACCGCATTATTAATATAAAATGGTATACCTTCGGATGATAACCAATTTAAACTGGTTCCATTTAATTCATATGATAGTTGTTTATTGTAATTATTTTGATAAGCATAGCTAATATAATATGTCCAATTATAGGTATAAGCACTTTTTGCCTGATATCTAATGTGTTGGTCAGTTACGTCAGGTCTGTAAAAATCAAATTCATAATATTGGGGATATCCTTTCCAAATATTATTAACGGTAGATTGTTCAGGTTCAACATAATATAATCTATTCATAAATGGTAGATATTTAGTTGTCCCAACATAAGTGTTATCGTATAAATAATTAACTTTAAATGTTGGTCTAAATGTTGTACATGCTTGTCTTTCATTATCATATATTTGGGCAAGACTAATACTTTGACTTCTATCATATTCAGTTATTTCTTGACTTTGTTGTTCTAAAGACAATGAAATTTCTTGGTCAACAAATGGAGCTGACTTATATTCTAAACTACTCGGTATTATCGTATACTTATTCATCAATAGAATATTTTGTTTTAAATTTATCTAACGCAGTTTCACCATTTATTAATCCAAAATAAAAATGATATGGTGCACTGACTAAAAAATTATCAGGATATGTTCCAGCGCTATAAGAAAATTTTCCTAAATTATCAACATTAAAAATATAACCTCTTTGATAAATGTCACCTAGCCCTGCAGGAAATGAACCTATGAAATAACTTGGGACTCCAATATTTCTTCTACTTAAAGATTGATATTTATATCCAAAAATACCTGAAGCACTAATAGTAGAACTTTGGTTTGTTTTCCAATTATTTTTTTCACTGCCAAATATTGAGGTGGGACTTCCTTGGTTTAATTGCCATTGATAAAATGGTACAGTTTGCGATTTAATACCGTACTCATATGTAATTGCATTTGCATTATTTGTAGGTCTAAAATCAATAATACCAGGTGTTAAAAAATCTTTATTTTGTAAATCCACCGTTGTTGATGAAAAGAATACACCCATTGTTGGATTGTCCAAAGAACCTAAAATAACCACAGGGTCTGTACTTACCCCATAAACACTATAATATTCAGGTGAAAATGGTATTACACCATATTCTGAATTTATTGACATAGTTTGAGCCAAATCTCCGTCAATTCTTAATTGTGGTCTTGAAAATAATTTATTTAAACTACCATTTAAACCAGATAATAATTGACCCAAAAATCCACCACTTGTTATTCTACTAATCACAAATAAATTTACTAAGTCAGAAGTATCAGAATAACTTGTAGGTTGTAAACTTTTCATAATATAAGCCTTTGCTGACGCATCAAATATAATTTCTTGATAAAAATCGTCTTTAATCCCTAAATTAATAATTGTTGTTGGGAATAATAAATTTCGGTCATTAACAGGTGATATTAAATCTCCAGTTGGACTTCCAATAAACCTATTATTAAAATAAGGTGAACTTCTATAATAGAAATTACTTGTATCTTTATCAAAATAAACAAGTTTTTTTGCAAACTCAGGAGGTAACGGTTTATTATCACTACCAAAAAAGGTATCAACTTGAATCGGGAATGTATATAAGGAACCATTTACCCAATTATTAGTAAATGTTTGGGCTAAAACTCCTCTACACAAACCATAAAAAAATCTAAACCTATATCCCCATTCAGCAAATGTCCCTAAATCGTTACCTAAACCGATTAATGGTTTTGTCATCAAAACATAACACCCATTTTCAACACTATCTGAAGACTGACATCCTGTTTTTACACCAAAATTAACACCATTACCACTATAACAATCAAGTCCAACCATGTTTTCACATGAACTCAATGTTCTTATAACATTTCCTTCTGCAATTTGTCCTCCAATGTCTGCAGTAGCTTGCTCTGCACCTGTAGAAAATCCAGGTGATGAATAAAAATCTCCCCCACCTTCAATTGGATAAACCGCAAATCCTAAATTTTGTTGTAATAAACTAACACTACCATTTAAATTATTGTTATTATCAATATAATCTGATGAAGGTAATCTATCAGTTCTCATAACCATTTTATCCGAATTAGTAATACTAAGTTGGGTGGTAAACCCTGTCATATATGGATATAATATTGGACTGAAGTATAGATTAAACGGACTATCTTGTTCTAACCAATATCTAACAAATGGTGGGTCACCATAACCACCATTGGTTGTAAACGGTCCTCTAAACATATAGGCAGCGCCTGATAAATCTTCAGCCCCATCATATTTACCACTTACTCCTAAAGTACCTGAGAAAAAAAGATTATTAGTAACAGATTTTACTCCATTTGTAAGAGCGAAAGAAAAAGGTAAAACCCCATAATTGACTGAAGTACCCTTAAATGTAACAGTACCATTACTGTAATATTGTAGTCCAACGTTTGTTGTTATTTTATTTAAAGTTGGTGTAAAACTAGAATCTAAAGCTCCATAATATCCAACATTACTTGTTGTATATGATGAAAACTGCAATCCTGGTGTTGTTGAAGCACTAGGAAATAAAGGTGAACTTGGTATACCTGGACTATAAAAATGTGACGTAGAATAGATATTGTCTTGATTGTTGTGTTTTTGAACTGAGGTTGTAGAACCTGTTAGTTTTTGAATTGGTATATTCATTCTTGTCATACCTGTAATAACCACAGCATCAGGATTAGTATGACCCATAATTTGACCAATACCATACCTGTTTGGTAATTTAGGTGAATATGGGTCAACACCTCTTTGTAAGATTAAAACTTTTTGTTCCGCAAAATCATTAAATATAGATGTTGGATAATTAAAATCAAAATTTGATGGAGTATTAATACTATTTGTGGCACCAAATATCCAACCTCCACCGTCCTTTTTCTCTTGAAGATAATACCCTGTATTTGGTGAATTTAGTTCAGCCCAAAAACTAGGTCCTGCGGTACCAAGATTAGGTATAGAATACGAAGTTCCACTTGGAGACGTAGTCGTTGTTATAGTTATTGCCGTTAGTACTTGATAATATTCTATATCTGATGGGTAAATGTATCTTTGACAAGCCTGTCCTTTTATTGTATTACTTGCATTATAGGTTGCAGTACCACCAATAGAAGTTATGTTAATACCATTTGAGTTTGATATAACATGTGGTCCTATTGTAGTTGCAGTGGTTGTATATTTAACACCAACACAATCTAAATAAGTTGTTGTACCTGAAGTTTGAATATCTAAAGTTAAACTTAAAAAACATTGTGAATCCCCACTTGGTATATCATAAACAGTAAAAGTATCCGATGTTTGTGATGTTGCCCAATGTACTGTTGCAGGAAAAGGATTGTTTTTAATGACACCATTAATACCTCTTAAAGTTACTCCACCAATAGTTGTCGAACCTGTCCATAAATAATTTTTATCCTTTGTTTTATTTGGGTTAACAAAAGCCAATAAAGTACCAACCTCCAAATCTCGTGTGGATAAAACAGTTAAAGTATTATCATAGTGAAATTTTCCAACATTACCAGGTTCGTTGAACGTAACTTTTATTTTATTAACATTATCAAAATATTTTTTTCTTGTATTATATATGTTAATTCTTTCTCCTGGAGGTAATGTAACACCATAAGCATAAAATCTAGATTGGTCTGAAAACGTGAATACTTGTGATTGAGTTGACTTTAATTGTTGTGGATTACGGCTACTGCTTCCACGACCAGCAACTGCCTGAGCATACATAGCTCCATTTAGTTGTGCGTCAGACTCATTCGCAGGATTAGAAATTAAAAACTGACTTTCAATATATTCTGAATATAAACCAGAATTAGATAACTGAGTTATTAATCCCGCAGATGGAATTGATTCACTTGTTCCATCTTCTGAACCAGGTGCGGTTGTTTCTGGGTCACATTCACACGCCTGACACTCAGGATATGTTATCATTGGTAATTTAAGCCTACCAAATTTATAACTTATAATTTTATTAAAGGCAAAGACAAGAAACGCAACTGCGGCAGTATATAATATTGCTTGAGCCGCAAATCCGACAGTCATACCAGCGGTTGCTCCAAACACCGCACTACCAAACACAGCTCCAATAAATAATGACCAATAATTGATTGCTTCAAGTGCCCATCTTACTCCAAAATAAATTACAATTGGGACCGCAAAATTATTCCAAAGAAATGCAATAAAATGATATGCAATTAATAATGGGACACCAATAATTTGGAGTACTTGAAATATAATTGCGAATAAAAAATATAATAAATCAAAATTTCTAAACCCTTCGTTAACAGGAAATTTATTTACATTACTATCACATTCTTGACTATCAATCTCTTTAATACCAATAAACCTTCCTCTACCACCATTTTTAAATTCGTCAATTAACCCTGAAACAGTATACACCCTATTATATTGAAACTCATAAAAAGTATCTTCACAATTAATAACTTCATTTAATCTGTTTAATTTTTGAGGTGGGTTTGTAAATCCATTAGTATATCCACTCCAAGCTAATCCAAAATAATAAGAACTTTTTAATTGGTTAGGCGGTGAGGAGTCATTTGGGTCCGATTCAGTACTTGTCCATCCGTATTCTTTAACATTAGGTACTAAATAATATGGTCTTCTAACTTGTTCAGTTAATGTTGGTGGTTGTTGCCATTTAACTTTAAATCTGTATTTGGCTTTAGTAGGGATACCAACAGTAGGGTCATTAGATAAAACTTTATCACCAAATTCATTTGTAATATAATAATCCAAATTCATTGGTAATTCAGTCAACCAAACACCGTTACCATCAATAATATTTCCAGATTGTTCTAATTCATAAGTTTCTAAACCAGGATTACCGTCAGAATCTTGGAATATTGTTTGTCGTATCGCAATAATTTGACCAGGTCCTGATGTTAATGAACATAGATTACCCATGTCATCCGCTGGTTTTGAATTTTTCTTAACCCTAAAATTATCTGCGGTAGAATATATTGAACCCATGAACGTTGATGTTGGTTGGATGTCAATATTTGCATCATCTCTTAAATCAAAATCAACACGACTGATTGCAATATCACACAATTCTGGGTCACCCCAAAGCGGAGACACTTCTAAATCCTTAACAATATTAATAATCTGTGGTAATGAATTTAAGTCAGTTGAGGTTCTAAATCTATTACCCGCAACTTGACTTTCACTAGCAAGACCCATTCTAATTAAATCTTGTGGTGTTAATGAAAATTCTCCGATGTCAGATAAATCAACATCCATTACTATGGTACGTTGACCTTGTGGTACTCCCATTATCATGTAATCACCACTTTCATTGGTTTTTACACTAAACTTGTAATATTTGTCATAGATTTCAATAGCGGTACTACCAGTTAAAACATCTAATCTTGTTGGTAATGTACCTGTGGCTGCGTGAGTTGAGTATGATTGTTCATAAGGAAGTAAATTATATCTATACCCATCTTCGTTTTTATCGTTAGGTGATTTGTAAGGGTATATACTTGATATCAAAGGATTAGATTCATCTATTGATTCTATTGGAATAAAAATAGATACTCTTGCATTTGGAAGTCCAAATCCGTTATTTGCGGTTACTCTACCAACAACTACACCATATTCCGCACAACTTTTTGCATAAACATCTTCTTGTTGAAGTTTTAGTGATAAAATTTCTAAAAATTCAAACTCTTGGTCTAATTGGATATTAATAGATTTATTAATACCCGTCTGTGTTCTTATTCTATATGATTGACCCATCAGGTTACTTTAATTTATAAATAGTTTATGTGGAATTTTTAAAGAGTCCACACAACTAAATAATAAACTAAATAAAGATAAAATAAACTTGTTATGAAAAAGTTACAGATTGGAAATTTTTAACTGAAACTCTAATGTCCTTATTTGGATACCTAATTTCATAAACTTGTGACGGTTGTGCAAAAATTGTGTCGTCAACAGGTAAAATTAATTTTGTTTCAGGATTGGCATATGTCATAGATGTTTCCGCTGAAGAATATTGCCCACCAACTTCATTGAATACATCAATATTTGCAACGGTTAATACTCCATTCGTATTTTGTATTAAACTTCTAACTTCAGATAGATAAACATTCTGACCTAATTGTCTTGTTTGAGGATTAAAATATGCCGATATTTTATCCACAACACTTGAAATTACTTGTCCTGAGTTCTGAGCGGAATCTAAAACAATAGAAATATCCATACTTAAATCAATTACTTCAGCACTAAAAATAGAAATATAATCATTCATCATTCTATAGTTTGATAAATAATTTGCAATGTTCTGTCTTAAAGTATTTGAAACAACATTAGTTAATTTACCTGAGGTATCGTAAGATAATATTTGAATTAATATCTTATTATCATTTTCGGTAATAGATACTTTTGCAGGTGCCCCGAATTGAGCTGGCATGTTTCTAATTAATGATTCGTAATCTTGAACGGTAACCGCTCTTTTCTGAGCAGCAAAGTTAAATGATACATAATTTCTAATTTCCTCTAATGAAGGAATTCCCGCCCCACCAACTGCCGCGGTTACGTTAACACATCTTAATGAATTAACCACTGATGAGTTTGTTGTCTCTGAAGGTCCGTTAACAAAGAATGACACCGTACCTAACGCATTAATAACATTCGTACCTAAGTTTGTTGCCAAACCACCACCAACTCTATACTGAATAAACAAAGTTGAGTTTGGAGTTAATGTCGCTCCTAATGAAAGGTTATTTGAGTATCTTTGTAAATCTAATGTTGCCCCTAAAGTTGTGAATTGATTTAATTGGTCTTGAGCAGTATTTGTTCCACCACCAAATGTCATTTTTTTAAATCCTTCAGGAGTATACTCAGTAATAAATCTATCTTGAGTTTGGATATACCTACCAACTTTAATACCAGGTTGGTCAGATACTTTTGTAGGGTCTTCAACAAACACTCTATCTTCCGCCAACGCATCTACTTCATACCATCTATTATCTAAACCTAAGAACTCAGCAGTTGTTGGAGTATTTGTGTAGTTGGTACCATTTTTTAATAACACACTTGTAATACCTAACACATTCTTTTCAGGTAGAAATAATTCAAAGAATGGTTTAACATCATTCGCGGCGATAACTTTTTTGAAAACCTTGGTTATACCATTAACAACAAGTTCTCTTTTTGTTATGGTGTAATTAATTAATACGTTGTTTGCATTAAAGTTTGGAATCTTTAATCTATTTGGAAATCCTTGAGCATTATATGGTGAAGCGAAGTCAATGTCATAAACATTTTCAAATACTATACCAGCACCAACAACTTGAGACCCTCTAGCCAATATTCCAAGATATCTTTCATCTTCTTTATCTCCGAACGCAGGAACCGTAATTGAGAAATCAACTAACGATACTGATGGTCTTTGACCTGGCAATTTTAACCCATATGTTCTTGCTATGTTGTAAATTGAAGACCTTTGTTGTGCGTATTGTAATACGGTTTCTTGGATACTTCTATCTATATTATAGTGTAAATTGTCCGCAACCGCAGCATTCAAATCAATGAATACCGAGAATACTGATGCGTCATTAAAATCCTGAATCAAGTCAGGATAATAAGTTTTTGTGTAATTTAGGAGTTCAGTTCTTATTGACTGATAATCTCTACTTGCATATGATATTCTATTGTTTGCCATCTTATTTAAATATTAATAATAACAAAATCACTCTGACCAAATGTTGAACCATTGGTTGAATAATCTATTCTTATTTTTGCAGTATACTCTGATGTTCCTTTACCAGGGAACCTATATATTGATGATTCACTAGTACCAACTGAGTTTTGCCCTGTCGCAATGTCCAATTCTTCTTGTGGGTCTGCTGGTGTAATACTTAAACTGTTAACCAATAGGTTTGGCATAAAGTTTTCAATAGCATCCCTAATGTCAGATTCAATTGCATTAAATGTTAATCCGTCAAATGGTTCAAATAAAAATTCATATAATCTAGTACCAAATTCTGGTAAAAAATATCTTGAACCTTTTCTTGTCAACAACAAATGAATTAAGTCAGCCTTAATTTCCTGTGATTGAAGTTCTGTTAATTCTAAATAATCCCCTCGTCTAGAATCTCTAAAGGGAAAATTTAAACCATATGTTACACCATTTGCCATACCTATAAATATAATACTATCTATTTTTCTTTAAATAGCTTAAAAATGAAAAATCCCGATTGTATCGGGATTTTAAAATTATGAACTACATCCAAAACATTCAAAAGGACTATCCTCAGGTTTGTTTGTTAATTTTGTTATTTCAACTTTTGGTATTTCAACTTTAGCTCTTGGTTGTTGTATTTTTGAAACGTCAACCGCCAAGTGTTTTGCTCCTGTTGAAATCGCCTTAGTTCTTACATAATAACATAAAGTTTTTAATCCTTTTTCCCATGAATGGAAATGTGAAGAAGTAATCTTTGATAATGTTGGATTTGCCATATAGATGTTCATTGATTGTGATTGGTCAATGAATGGTGCTCTATCTGCCGCCATATCAATAAGTGCTCTTTGTGAAATCTCCCAAATTGTTTTGTACTTAGAGATTAAATGTTCAGTTCTTTTAACTTTCTTAGTGTAGTTTTTATCTTCAGGGTCAAGGTGATTATTAAAGTTAATGTTTTGAATTGACCCTTCGTTCATGATGATTTCGTTTTTCAAATCTTCACTCCAAATACCAAGTTTTTCAAAATCGTTAATCAAATACTTGTTAACAATCATAATCTCACCACCAACAACTCTTCTATTAAATAAAGCTGAGTGTGCAGGTTCGGTCATTTCAAATGAACCTGTAATCTTAGCAGATGATGCCACAGGCATTTGTGCTGTGAACAATGAGTTACATACTCCATATTGTTTAACATCCTCTTTTAAAGATGCCCAATCCAAGAATAAGTCAGACTCATTTAATCCCCACATATCAAATTGGAATATACCTTTTGACATTGGTGAACCTTTGAAATGTTTGTATGGTTCTCTTCCACCTGATTTACACAACTCCATACTTTCAGTAATAGCCGCGAAATAGATGGCTTCAAAAATGTTTTTATTCAATGTTCTTGCTTCTTCAGAAGTGAAAATGTAGTCCATTAAATAGAATACGTCAGCTAAACCTTGTGTTCCAATTGCAATTGCTCTTTGTTCTAAACCACCTTTCAATCCTTTTTCGGTTGAGTAGTTATTTTTGTCTACAACATTATTCAAAGCTCTAACAACTTTTCTTGTTTCATCAATTAACAATTTGTAATCAAATTTACCGTCTTTAATGAAGTTTTTTAACACCATTGAAGATAATGTACAGATTGCTGTAGTTTCTTCATCTGTGTATTGGTAAATCTCGTTACATAGGTTTGATTGTTTAATCACCCCAATGTTTTGGTGGTTAGTTTTCTTATTTGCGTTGTCTTTAGAACATAAATAAGGAACACCTGATTCAATTTGTGATTCAACAATTTTAGTCCAAACATCTTGAGCTTTGATTTTCTTACCAAGACCCATTTCAACCGCTTTGTTGTAGTTTGATTCGTACTCATCACCATAACATTCTTGAAGTGGTTTAATACCCGCTTTCAAGATATCATTAGGACAGAATAGGTACCAATCACCACTTTCCTTAACCGCTCTCATAAAGTTATCAGGTATCCATAGAGCTGTGAATAAATCTCTTGCTCTTAACTCTTCAGCTCCTGTGTTCTTTTTAATTTCAAGTAAGTCCATGATGTCTTTGTGCCATGGTTCAAGATAAATCGCAGCACTACCAGGTCTTCTACCTTGTTGGTTAAAGAACCTTAATGATTCGTTAACAATCTTTAAGTACTTCAATAAACCACCAGCAAATCCACCTGATGAGTTAATTCTACTTTCTTTACTTCTAATATTAGACATTGATAATCCAATACCCGCAGCGTCTGAAGAATATGTTGAAATATCATTCAAGGTTTGTAGTAAACCATTACGTGAATCTGAATTATTGTAATGTAACACACATGAAGCCAACTGAGGTACTTTAGTACCAGCATTAATCATGATTGGTGTTGCTGGTGAAATAAGTTGATTAGATAATGATTTGTAATAGTCTACAGCTTCTTCAAATGTATTTGTAACCCATAGAGCAACTCTCATATACATGTGTTGTGGTCTTTCAATTACTCTACCTTGAGGTGTCTTTAATAGATACATCTCTTGTAATGAACGCCAAGCAAAGTAATCAAAGTTATAGTCGTTTTCGTGATTAATAACCGTATCAATATTTTCATGACCGTAGTTATCCATAATCTCAATTAACTTTTCGTTAACAACACCTGTCTCATATAACTCCATAATAGTTTCAGAAAAACTATCTTTGGTTTCTTTATGGTAAGCAGAAATTGCAACTGACGATGCTAATCTTGAATAGTCGTGATGACTACCAGTGTAAGCAGCAGCGATTTCGTATACAAGTTTATCTAACTCTTTAGTTGTAATTAATCCTTCAGTTGGTACCGAAGTTATAACTTTAATAAAAATCTCGTCCGAATTAACATTTAATCCTTTCGCAGCTCTTTTAATTCTATTGTAAATTTTTTGTGGATTAAAAGACGCATCCTCACCACTTCTTTTTTTAATTCTTAATGACATCATAGTTTTTATATTTTAGAAATCTTCATCAAATGAAATTGTTTCGTTTAATTTAGCTTTTTGGTACTCTACGGTTCTTGACTCAAAGAAGTTTCCTTTAGTCTCAACCGCAATTTGTTCCATGAATTTAAATGGTTGTTCAACATTAAACTCTTTTTTACAACCAAGCTTAATTAATAATCCATCAACAACAAACTCAAGATATTGTTTCATTAAGTTTGAATTCATACCAATAAGTGAAACTGGTAATGATTCTGTGATGAATTCTTTTTCAATCTCCAATGCAGATAATAAGATTTCTTTAATTCTTTTTTCACTTGGTTTGTCCTCTATGTGATTATTCAACAAGTGAATTGCAAAATCACAATGTAAGTTCTCGTCTTTAAATATTAATGAATTGGCGTTACACAACCCTTGCATGATTCCTCTTGATTTCAACCAAAAAATTGAACAGAATGAACCTGAGAAGAAGATACCTTCAACTGCTGCAAACGCAACTAATCTTTCTTGGAAAGATGCGTTCTTAATCCAATCAAGAGCCCATGCAGCCTTCTTTTGTACTGCAGGTAATCTATCAATCGCATGGAAACATTCATCTTTTTCTTCTGGATTTGAAACATAAGTATCAATTAGAAGTGAATACATTAATGAATGGATATTTTCCATCATAAGTTGAAACCCATAAAAGAATTTAGCCTCAGGATATTGTACTTCTTTTAAGAAGTTTTCTGCCAAATTCTCGTTTACAATACCATCGGAAGCCGCAAAAAATGATAATACATTCTTAACGAAATACTTCTCATTATCCGATAAGTTTTCCCAATCACGAATATCATTTGTTAAATCAATTTCTTCTGCAGTCCAAAACGCTGCTTGATGTTGTTTGTAATATTCCCATATGTCGTTATGTTCTATTGGGAAGATAACAAACCTATCAGGGTTTTCTTTTAAAATTTTTTCCATAATTATTTTTCTTTTTTATTTACGATTGTTGTTCTCTTTGTTTCCTTTTTTCCAAAAGTTCTTTAACACGGTCACGTTTTCTTTCTTCCTGTTGTTCTTCAAATCCCAAGAATGTTACCGAACTTTCAGTATCAATTTCAAGTAGTTCATTGTTGAACTTACAGTTTTCAAATACGACCCCATCTTTACCGATACGTGACTTAGTAATTGCGATGGTTGCCAAATTCATTTCTTTTTGTTGTAAAGTTTTAGCCACGGAAATGATAACGTGTCCAACTTGTGCTTTTTTAATTGAACCACCCATTTGGTCAGTAGTCACAACCTCAGAAGAGATTGATGACCTGTTACCTTGTGTTGCTGTCCAACCTACCAATGATAACTCATGACACATAGCCTCAAATCCTCTCATAACCGAACCTTCAGCTTTCCATTCATCTTTACTTGTACTTTCAGGAACCACACAATCAATATAGTCCAAAAGAACTAAATCAATTTTTGTTCCGTCCGCAATCATTTTTCTGATTTGATTTTTGATTTGATTCATAGACATAGAATCTGAAGGGAGTTTCTTTAAAATTAACTCATTCTTCATTGTCTCTTTAATCTCAGTGATTTTACTCATTACCACTTCTTTGTGTTGAACCAAGTTATCAGGTTCAATACCAGTCCAAAGGGTAAAGTGTTTACGTTGAACAATCTTTGGGTTGTCTTCAAAAAAGATTTGAAGTACATTATATCCAAGATTAAAAGCGGTGTTAGCAATCTTAGTAAGGATGGTAGTTTTACCAACACCCGTAGGAGCTAATATAACACCTATCTCACCCTTTGCAAGACCACCCTTAAGTAATCTGTCAATTCCTGGTATTCCGATTGGAATAGGGTGTCTAAAATCCTCGTCTAATACTGTTTCAAGATTAGAGAAGATATCGGTTGTACCCAAATCTCTTTCTCCAACTTGTAATGCCAAACGAATCAATCCCTCAACCTTATCATAAGATTCAAAATCACCTTCAGTAATAATCTTTTGTGATTTATCCATAGCCTTTTGAAGTTCTTGTTGTTTACAAAACTTCAATGCTTTTTCTTGAACAAATTGGGTACCCTCAAATGGTGCGTCTTTGATTTGTTTAATGGTATCAAGAACGATTTTAGCAACCAATTCTTGTGAGATTTCGGATTTAACGATTTGCTCAAGAGTATCAAAGTTAGGGGTTGATTGGTATTTCGCATGATACTCCTTAGTCATCTGCAAGATGATTTTAAAATACTTGTTGTCAAAATAAGCACTTTCAATAACATCCATAATTGATGTTGAAAATTCTTTATCTACAATAAGTTGGTTTAATAGTTGTATCTGGAATGTGTTCCCTAAGTAATCAAAATTCTTGTTCATATATCGTTTTTGTAAACCCCTGTTTTATTAAATACTTACTTGTTTAGGTCAACGCCCAAATATTCAAAACTTAATTTTGGGGCTGAAAAAATGTCAGTCAATTCACGTAGAACATCTTTCAAAAATGGTCTTACGTCAACCGTATAACGAACTTTTGGTGGGAATAATTTTCCGTCAAAGTATCTATGACAGATTGTCTGCTCTCCAATTCTAACGTAAAGGTTGAATTGTTCACTACCTTCGGTGAATGATGTATCCATAATTGCTGGGTCAGCAGAAATAGCGTCTTTGTTATCAATCATATAGATAACTGTTTTCATCTTTAAATGATATTGAAGTTCCTCCTTCAATTGTCTCATAAAGTAATACAATTCCAACGAATTTTTTGCCTCAGGATTAAACCCTCTAACATTAAAGAATCTCTGAACTACGATGTTGTCATTCAACGTCAATAGGAATTCCATTTTGGTGCTCTCTTGTTCTTTCATAATTTAAATTTTATTTGTTTTTCTTTTTTCTTTTCTGGTTAATTTCATAAATGGTTTGAGGAAGTTGACCCAAGCTTCGTCATTCTTGGGTAGATACTTAAATAGACCGTCTTCCATCATCATTCTCATTAAGTTTTTGTATCCCCTATCTGTGGGGTCTATACTGTCCGTCAATATCTGTTCCACTAATTCTTTTCCATCATCTGTTATTAAAGGGTTACCAAGGTCTACAATAGTTTTATTTGTAAGGTAAAACTGTTCTCCAAATATAGTTGATTTTGTTTTACCTTCCAAAAGATTTACCAATGTTTTTATAGGTTTCTTTTGCGGGATATTTCGTGCACAATCCAAGATTTCTTCTATTGTGCATGGTTTCTCCTGCACCTGAGGGAAATATTTGATTAATGTTTTCTCCCCAAGTCCTTCAATTCCACTGATGTTATCGGATTTGTCCCCTGTAAAGATTTTAGTTAGCAATACATTATAGTGGGGGATATCAACCTTATTAATTGTTATCATATCCCCATTCTTAAAATATTGTTTTGATATTGGTGAATAGATTGTAACTCTTTCTGAAATAAGTTGGGTGAGGTCTTTATCTGCAGAGAAGATAATAATATCCTCATCTTTAGATATCTTACAATAATAAGCAATGAGGTCATCCGCCTCATTACTAACCATCTCAACTTGACGAACAAACACTTCTTCCAAGTATTGTTTAACACGAGACTTTTGGTACAAATATGATTCGTACTTATACTCATTCATGTCTTGTCGTCTGTTCGCCTTATATGGAGGGTATATAGATTTTCTGATAGATGAGTTTGAATCCCCATCCCAAAACACCACAACTTTGTCATGGTTATGTTCTTCAAGGAATTTGCGGAGTATGTTCACAAAGTGAAATACTCCACCCACATGAGCTCCGTCGTTATACACGTCTTTTGCTCCGTGGAATCCTATCTTGAATAAATTATCTCCGTCTACTAATAATGTTTTAATCACAAGGTGTGACTTAAATGGTGAACAATATACTAATCCTCTTTCTCTTCTTTTAAATCAAAATCTAAAGATGTAACTCCAAGAATATCTTTCCAATAGTCAGCATATTCTTTTTTGTACGATTCAATAGATGCCTTTTCTTCCGAAGCTTCTTTTCCTGCCAAGAAACCGTGTGGTGTTACGATTATCTTTCCGTCTTCATAACCCAATCCATTGATGTGGTTTTTCATAACAGAAACTTTTGTTCTAATCGCAAACTTAACGCTTCTTTTGTCTTTTGTTGCAGTAATCTTGTTTGTTCCCGCACCTTTTTGGTTACCAAATAAAAATACCAATGATGAGTTTAACCAAATGGCTTCACCACCTTTAGCTTTAATCTTTGGTTGACCAAATGGATTGTCAGGTAACTCAACCCAAGGTTGGTTAACAATAACCAACGTGTTTTCGTATTTTGAATCAGCTTTACGAGAACCTGAAATACGTTGGTTGATACCCATACCAATTTTGTCCGCAAGTGTAGATGCGTTGTGTTGTTTACCACCTTTACCTTCAAAGGTCATCTTACAAGGAACTGAACCAACAGAATCCCATAAGAACAACAAACTATAATCTAACTCACCTTTTTCTTGTGCATCTAACAAACTATTGATGTAATCTGTAATTTGTTCAATGTAATCAAAGTCATTGTTAAAGATGTAGAATCCATCCCAATCAACCTCACCTGTAGATTCATCAACAACTTCTTCACAATCAAAACCCATAAGTTTTGCGTGTTCAAAAGACCACTTTTGTTCTGTGATAATGAATACAGGTAGAATACCTTTCTTCTGAGCATCAACGGCAGTTTTAACCAACGCTGTAGTTTTTCCTGTATCTGAGTGACCCAAGAACATATTCAAATGTCCGATAGCGGGACCAGGTAATCCAACCGCATCTAAGAAATCTTGTCCTAAGTCAAAGAATCTTTGGGGTTTGTATTTTGCAGAAGTTGAGAATTTCTTCTTAACTGAACTGAAATCGTTTTTCTTTATTGCCATAATGATATAAATTAATCATGTATGGTACCATACAAGATACCATACATGATGTGTTTTGTTTTATTAGAAAGGTAATTCTGTGTCAACCTCGTCATTTGCTTGAGGGTCAATGATAGGTGTTTTTGTTTCAGCTTTTTTAGCTCCACCCATAGATGTTGTAGATTCGGTATCGTTACCGTATACATAACCACCTTTATCACTATCCCATTTTGGAGTTTCTCCACGAGCAATCGCTTCAAGATAGTCAACAGGTTTTTTAGAATATACGTCCAACCAAGTCAACTCGTCATTAATCCAAGAATCTCCTTGAACTTTTTCTTCGTGTATTGCAGTTGGGTCGTCATACATAATAGTAGACACACTTGTGTATTCTTTACCTGCAGGTGTTTTAGATTTTGTCAATTCAATGATAAGGTCACGTCCTTTTTCAGGGTCAGTGATATCACCTTTGTTTCTCCAAATTGGAATGATTTTGTCCAAGATACCATCGTTCTTGTAATTGTGTTTAAATCTCCAAAATTTTGGACCGTCTTCTTCTCGGTCTCTGTCAATAACTTTTACGATATAGAATTTACGAGACTTGTATTGTTTCGCTAACTCTTTATCAGATTCTTTACCTGTTGACATCAACTCTTCATAAACCTCGTTTAAAGGAGAACGCTCATTGTCATTCTTTCCTGGGTCATAAAATTTTTGCCATTGCCCACCTACTTGGATTTCGTGATACCAAGCTTCTTTAAATGGTGAAGAACCATCTGGTGTAGGTAGGATACGTACTCTACGTTGTCCTGATTTCTCTTTATCTCCTAAGATTAAAGCGAAATACTTTTTCATTCTTTCGTCTTGCGACATTTTGCTTTGGGCCCCGCCCCCTTGTTGTGCTTTTTCGTACTGTGCCAATACGGCGTCTAATGAACTCATCATGTTTTTTATTTTTTAAATTGTTAAGTTGTCTTACAAAGATAGTCTAATTTTCTGGTTTTGTCAAATAAAAAAGCCACCTTTTGGGTGGCTTTAAGTTGTATGTTATTTAATATTATTTATATTGAAATTCATCTTTAAACCCGTTTCCTTGGAAAGAACTTTTGATGTCATTAACGTTAATGTCAGTTACATCTTCAGGAGTTAAAACATAATCATTTTTTCCCGTTTTTTCCATCTCTTCAGATTTATCATCAAAAAATTGTGAAAGTTTTTGATTAAATGGATATGAATCATAACTTCTTAATTCTAATTTTTCTTGAGGCGTCTTTTCTCTATACTTCTCAATTTTATTTTCAAGAGCGTTAAGTTTATTCATAATCGCATCCATCTCACCTAATCTTGACTCCAATTTATTCAATTGACCAAATAGGTTTTCAAAATAATCATCTTGTTTAGTTTGAATATCTTTTTGAGCCGTAACCAATTCTGTAATGTCTAATTCTTCTGAATCAGATGAATCATCTTTCTTTTCGTCAGATTTACCTTCGTCATCAATTTTTTCAACATCAGGGTCATTCTCAACATCAATTGGTTCTGAACCAGTTGGTGCTGCTGGAGGTGGTGGAGGAGTTGCTCCTGCTTCTGCTGGAGGTGGTGGAGGAGTCGCCCCTGCCTCAGGAGCTAACGCCCCTAAATCTGGTTCAACCGCTTCTTGTTCCATTATATAGTTGTTGATACTTCTGTATCTATTAATTTCACTTAATATTTTTTTATCTAAACCCATAATATTATCCGTTTAATAATTGTTTTATACCGTTAGCAGTTTCAACTCTAACTTTTCTGTTGGCAGTTGTTTGGTGTCCAGCTCTTTCAATAAGACCGTCTCTTTCTCTTACAGTATAACAATCTCCTGTATCTAAGTCACAAACTTGTTTAGTTCCGTCACCGTTATCTTCTTGGGAGAATCTGGTAGATTTACCAAGATAGTTATCTAATGCTGTTTTAATATCCATAATAATGTTTCTATATAAATATACGATTAGTTTATAAAGTGAATGGTGGACCAGTCACTGTTTGAGTTAATACTTGTCCTCCACTTGGGTAACTATTTCCATAAGGACGGTATTTAACAACTAATCTAAATTCACCTTTACCTTTTATATCATACACATAAGTGTAATTAGTACTTGCACCACCTCTACCATCAACTGCTGCTCTCTGCCCTGTGGAATCTATGAAATATCTATCAGAATAATTTTGGTCTTCAAAAGTTGGTGCGTTGAATCTAAATGTTATATAACCACTATTATCAGGTTTTTTGATGTTGATATACTCGGGTCCGTTTCCTGCAATACTACTATTTGTACCTTCATATGTTATTGAAAGTGGTTGTTCTGGAAATGTTGGAGTTGTTGATGGTGTTGGAATAAAATTAAAATTAAATGTTTGTTGAACGTTTTGAGGGTTTTTAACTTTATCAGTAGGAACTGCAGTAACAGTAAATTTAATTTTAACAGTTTGACTAGAAGTAACAGGAGTTGTTTTAAATTCATCAATTGGGTTAGTTATTAACATACTTTGAACATTTGCATATGTTATAGTAAACGTATTACTTGAAACATAACTTGATGTTTTTGTGTTTACACTTCTGTTTAATGTTTCAGTTTTAACATTATTAACAACATTATTATCATAAACAGATATTTCCATCTCAACTTCTTGTTGTAATGTCCAAGTGTTGGTTGATGCGGCTTGAGGGTTAACATTCACAACTAAACTTGTAGTTGACCCGTTTGGAGATGTTTGTGTTTGGTCAATTAATGTCACACTACCCGTCTGTTGTGGTTGACTATTTGTATTATTTGGATTGCTTGATGTTGGCGTTACTTGAGCTGGGTTATAAGTGAAATTACCTAAACTTGTACCGTTACCATGAACACCTCTCAATATTATTGGAGTACTTTGAGCAACAACAGTATTACTACGTGGGACAACAACGGAAATTCTAGTTTTACTGAAAATTGTAATACCTGTAGTTGTTAATACATTATTAATAGTCGCACCTGTAACCTCATCTAAGTTATTTCCAACAATAGTTAAAATAGTGCCGCTCACACCTGTTAATGGTGAGAAAGATGTTATAGTTGGTGGAGGACATGATGGTACTACATTTGTAGTTGTATTCAAATTGTTTGGTTTTGGTGTAACACCAGCATTGGCTTCTGCAGTTTTTTTCTTTTGTTTTGCATCATCAGCTCTTGCTTGTGTTACTGATTCAACATTTAATCCCGCGGGTCCTGCAGATTTAAATGCCGCCCTAAAAGTCGCATCTAATTTTGTAAACTCACTTAAATGGCTATCATAATATGATTCCGTAATATTTGATACAGGCCAATAACATACATAATATTTAGTAATACCAATCGCATTTTCACCAAAGACTCTATTAACATTTTTACGTAATTTAGATATCATAAAATCAAAAAATCTGTCAATATTATCAAAATTAGCCACTGGTTGTGGTGTCTTATCCGTTAAACCTGGTATATTAACACATGAATATTTTTTAGAACTAAAGAATCCACTATTGTCATTATAGTTATTTGTTAATGGTACATTCGCAAAATTGTTATTGTAACCAACAAAAGTATTTTGGTTAAATGTGTTAGCGTAACATATTGCATAAATAAGAACCTGTAAATTAGTATTACTTGGAATTTTATTTTTAAGTGCGGTAACAAATTCATCTTGGGTTATTTTAGTCGCCGTTGCAGGTTGACCGTCACCCCAGAATTCATACTCACTCGCTAATTTATTACGACATGAATTTTGTGCCGCAGCGGTACTATCGCCAGCCTGAGTAATAAATTTAGATTTATCAATATTTGTTATCGCCTTTCCTGCAACACCATCTTTTGAATTCTTAACAAGACCCTCAATTTTAGTTAATAGATTTTGATTAATGCTTTGTAAGTAATTGTCAACCGTAGGTAAATCATATATACCTTGTCTAGTACCGTTAAATGTTGTCACAAAATTACCAGGAGTAATATTATGGTTAACTTCTGTTATAAAATATGGACCGTTAAACATTGGGACATGTCTAAGATTAAAATACATTGTTGGTTGTAATAACGCATTACCTAAAGACTGAACTTGGCATTGATAACTTCTTTGTTTGTATAAGTTATATAAACTAACGTTTTGAGTTGCAACATTTCTACCCGAAGCTTGGTCAACCATGTTTAATTGTGTTTGAATTGTTTCAGAAGTTGCTTTACCTCCATCCATTGCAACGTTAAATGAAAAAAAGATATTTTGATTTCTAACCCCAATATCCACATTGAATCCAACACATTTATTTGAAGTTGAGTAGTCTTTTTTACCAACAAGATTTTCAATTAAAGGATTGTCAGAAGCTCTTCTTAAGTCAAAAGAATCATCCCTAAATCTTGAATTACCTTTCGGTAAATCTAAATGTGTTGATGGTTGCCCAGCATAAAAACAAACCATTTTAGGTCCCGATTTTCTATAATCAACATCCAAAAATGTTCCCCACATATTATCAGCAAATTCTAACTTACCTTCAGGTTGTGGTATTGTTGTACCATCTACGTCTTGTATGTTATAAAAGTTAACATATGCTGGTAATGGCATAACGTTAAATTTATTCTTAATTAACATTCCACTTATGAACACAAAAACACTCATTTCCATGTTTAGTGAATTCATACTTAAGGTATCTTTTAAGTCAAAAATATCTACAACAATTGTATCTCCAATGTTTCTTGATGCTCTATCTAAAAACATGAAATCTTCAAATAATGTTTTTGTTGTATAATCTGAACCAGCAACCCATTTATCATTTAACGCTTTAAAGACT